GAGAACTCTGGGATGAACACGCCGCCGGGAGCGGCCGCGACGCCCTCAACAACTTCCGCCGGGCACTCGCCGACGGATAACCCGGCCCGCGATGGGCCAGCGAACAGACCGGGCCGTGATGGCCCATGGAGGAAGCCGAGATGGCTGACGAACCTGCCAAGCCGGAAGACCCCACACCCGACGACGACCCCAAACCCGACGGCGAGCTCGACAAGATGAAAGCGGCGCTCCGCAAGGCCAACAAAGAGGCCGAGGAGAACCGCCGGAAACTCAAGGAGCTCGAGGACCGCGACAAGTCGGAGAGCGAGAAGCTCGCCGGGCGGGTCGCTGACGCCGAACGGCGCGCCGCCGAAGCCGAAGCGAAAGCGCTCCGGTTCGAAGTCGCCGTCGAAAAGGGCGTGAAGGCCCGCTGGCTGTCCGGTACCACCCGCGAGGAACTCGAGGCTGCAGCCGAGGAGTACCTCGCGGATCATCCGCCTGCCAATGGCAGCGGACCTGCCCCTGCCAAACCGGTTGAAGACCTGCGCGGTGGCGGCGAACCCGCCGAGGGACCCGAACCCGACATCCGCAAGATCGTCGAGTCGATCCCCCGCGGTATCTGATCATCCGCTGCGGCCCGCCACGGAGCCGAGCGGTCCAACCAGACCCTTAGGAGGTCACCGTGGCGAATACGTACATCAAGGCCGCACAGATCGTGCAGGCCGCCGCTCTGCTCCTGCAGCGGGAGATCGTCCTGCCCCGCCTGGTGTGGACCCAGCCCGACGCCGACTTCAAAGGTGCGCTCAACGACACCGTCACCCTCCGGGTACCGGCGGTGCTGGCGGCCCGGACCCGGACGTTGCGCGCCGCCGCCCCGCTGGTGGCGGACACCCTGACCGAGACCAGCGTCCCGATCGTGCTCGATACCCACGTCTACTCGCTGCTCAACATCACCGACGAGGAACTGACGCTCGACATCGCCGACTTCGCTGCTCAGGTCCTCGCCCCGCAGATGCGGGCCGTCGCCGAAGGCATGGAGAACTCAATCGTCGACGCCCTCGAAGGTGCCAACGAGGCCGACACGATCAGCATGGATGACGCCCATCCGTATGACACGCTCGTCGACGCCGGCCGGATCCTCAACGACAACAACGTGCCTCGTAACGGCCGGGTGCTCGTCATGGGGTCGGGTATCGAATCGGTGATCCTCAAGAGCGACAAGTTCTCGAAGGTCAACGAGTCCGGCACCTCGGACGCGCTGCGTGACGCCACGATCACCCGGGCCGCCGGGTTCACGCTCGTCGGTTCCAACGCTGTCGACCCGTGGACCGCTTACGCCATGGACCAGTACGCCGTCGCGTTCGCCAACGTCGCTCCCGCCCTACCCGAGGGGGCGACGATGAAGTCGCGGGTCAGCACCGCCGGTCTCGCTCTGCGGTACATCCGGGACTACAACCCGACGAACAGCACCGGCCCTGTCGACCGCTCCCTCGTGGACGCGTTCGTCGGCGCCGCGTCGGTTGAACAGGGCGGCGTCAACGCCCGTCTCGTCGTCATCACCGGCGGCGCGAGCTAAGCGATGAGCCTGCCTGCGTTCGCGACCCTCGATCAGCTGGCGGCCCGGGTGACCGTCGCCGATGAGACGCGGGCGCAGGCAGCTCTCGACGACGCTTCGGCGGAGATCCGCTCCATCGCCGGTGTCACCTTCGTCGTCGATGATCAGCTCGACTTCACCGGCTACCCGACGTGGGCCGAAGACGCGCTGGTCAAGGTGTGCTGCGCGGCGGCCGTGCGGTCCCTGACGAATCCGGAAGGGGAGCAGTCCGAAACGATCGGCTCGTACAGCCACTCCTACGCCAATGCCTCACCCGACGTGTACATCAACACCAACGAGAAGCGGCTGATACGGCGGGCGGCCGGCCGCACCGGTCTGGGCACGATCACCACCACGACGGGCTATGACGATTCGGATACCCAGTACCTCGATGTTGTGCCGGCAGGGGAGCCGATGCCGTGGCTCGAAGGGCCGGTGGGATACTGATGACTCCCGTCGTCGCCATCCTGATCCCGGTGCTCGGCCGGCCCCACCGCATCGTCCCCACGATCGAGTCGGTTGCCGCCGCGACCTCCGAGCCGCACCGGCTCCTGTTCCTCGCCTCCGACGGCGACAGCCCGACCATCGCCGCGCTCGAAGCGGCCGGCGCCGACCACCTCGTCGTCGCCCCCGGCCGGGGCTCGTGGGCCTGCAAGATCAACGACGGGTACCGGGCCACCACCGAGCCGTGGATCTTCACCGGCGCCGACGACCTCGCCTTCCACCCCGGCTGGTTCCCCCGGGCGCTCGCCTGGGCCGACGAGAAGACCGGGGTGATCGGCACCAACGACATCGCCAACCCCCGCGTCATGCAGGGCCAGCACTCAACCCATTCGCTGTTCCGCCGGTCCTACGTCGATGAGCACGGCACGATCGACGGGCCCGGCGTAATGCACGAGGGGTACGCCCACCAGTTCACCGACGACGAGGCGATCCAGACCGCCATGGCCCGCGGGGTGTACGTCCACGCCTTCGACTCGATCGTCGAGCATCTCCATCCGATGGTGGGGAAGGCCCCCGACGACGACACCTACCGGCTCGGCCGGGAAGGGACGCGGGACGGGAAGCGGATGTTCCTCCACCGGAAGCGGCTCTGGGCCATCCCAGCCGCTCAAGTGTCACCGGCCCCGGCCCGGGCTGTCGTTGTCACCGCCTGTTACGGCGGCGTCGACACCACCCTTCACCCCCAGGCGCCGCAGGACATGCCGGTCGACTGGGTGTGCTTCACCGACGAGCCCGGCCGGGTGGTGCCAGCGCCGTGGCAGGTTGTGCACGCCCCGGCCCGGTTCGACCATCCGTGCCTGGCCGCCAAGGTCCACAAGACCAGCCCCACCGCCGACGTGGCCGACGTCGTATGGATCGACGCCTCCATCGAGGTCACCTCAAGCTCGTTCGTCCGTGACGCCCTGGCCGCCCGCCGCGACGGTGTGGCCACCTTCGCCCACCCCCGCCGCCGCTGCATCTACGACGAGGCGGAGGCGTCCCTCGGCGCCGAGGGGCAGGGCGGGAAGTACGCCGATCTGCCTCTCCTCGACCAGGTCGCCCACTACCGGGCCGAAGGCCACCCGCCCGGCGGCGGCCTGTACGCCTGCGGGGTGGTCGCCTGGGACCTCGCCGACCCCCGCGCCGTGGAGCTCGGCCGCCAATGGCTGGCCGAATGTGAGCGGTGGTCGTGGCAGGACCAGCTGTCGTTCCCGGTCGTGTGCCGCCGCCTCGGGATCACCCCGGGGATGTTCCCCCTCCGGCAGATTGAGCGGAGCGGCCGAGGATTCCTGGCCAACCGATGGTTGCGGATCCACGCCCACACCATCAGCACTCCGTTCCTGCCGCCGGCGACCGTGTCGATCCTCGTCCCCTACGCCTCCGAAGACGAGCACCGCCAGGCCGCCCGCCGCTACGTCCTCTCCTGGTACGCCCACCACCACCCGACCTGGGAAATCATCGAAGGTGACTGCGGCGGCGAATGGTCCAAAGGCCGGGCGCTGGCCGACGCCGCCGCCCGGGCCAGCCATGACATTCTCGTCCTGGCCGACGCCGACAGCGTCGTCCCTGCCGACGCGCTCGTCGACGCCGCGGCCCGGGTGGCGGCCGGCGCGGCGTGGGTCATGCCCCACCGCAAGGTGTACCGCCTCTCTGAGGCGCACACGGCGCGGGTCTACGCCGGCGCCGAACCGCAACCTCGCGACACCTGCCGACCCCCCTACGCCGGTGTGACCGGCGGTGGGATCACCGTCGTGTCCCGGGCCACCTGGGACACGGTGGGGGGGATCGATCCCCGTTTCGTCGGGTGGGGCGGCGAAGACATCGCTTTCGGCTGGGCCCTCGAAACGCTGTGCGGCCCCGGCGTCCACCTCGCCGCCCCGCTCTACCACCTATGGCACCACCAGGAAGCCCAAGGTGACCACCGGCGCGGCTCCTCTAACTCTGAGGCGCTCGCCGGCCGCTACCGACAGGCCCGCAACCAGCCCGACGTGATGCGGGCCCTCATCGCCGAGCACGCACACGAGGCGGTCCCAGCCTGATGGCCAACCCGACCGTCGACCTACGCCCAGGAAAGCTCGACATCAAAGTCACCCGCGGCGACACCGACGGCATCCCCATCGTCATCCAGGAAGGCGGCGTGGCCGCCAACCTGACCGGCCGCACCTACGCCGCGCAGATCCGCCGCACGAAGAACGCCGCTGTCGCCATCGACATCACCGTCGACACTGCCGGCGCCGCCACCGGCGAGCTCGTGCTCCGCCTCGAACCGGCCGTCACCGAGACCCTGACCGGCGAATACCAGTGGGACCTCGAGCAGACCATGGGCGGCACCGTCCGCACGCTGCTCACCGGCCGGTGGATCTTCGACCCTGACGTCACCAGAGAGGAGGAGCCGTGAGCGACCCGGTCGCCATCCTCGACATCGACGAGACCGAGGTCACGGTCACCGTCCTCGATGGTGATGGTGTCACTGTCGACGGTGTCGGGGCGGTCGGCCCGCCCGGCCCGGCAGGAGCCACAGGAGCGCCGGGTGCCGACTCGACCGTGCCCGGCCCGCAAGGCGAGCAAGGCGAGACCGGCCCGCAGGGTGAGCAGGGCGAACCGGGTGCCGACAGCACAGTCCCGGGCCCGCAAGGCCCGACTGGTCCGACGGGGGCTACCGGCGCGACAGGTCCCACCGGGGCAACCGGAGCGGCGTCCACCGTCCCCGGCCCGGCGGGTCCCACTGGCGCGACCGGCCCGGCGGGGTCGACAGGGGCTACAGGATCTGCGGGTGCGACGGGTGCCACTGGCCCGACCGGCCCCACTGGAGCGACGGGCCCGGCCGGTTCTGTCGGCCCCACTGGGCTCGACTGGAAGGGCACCTGGTCTGCAGTCACCGCCTACGTCGTTGACGACGCCGTCGACCATCTCGGCACCTCCTACATCGCGCTGGCCGGGTCGACCAACGACCCGCCCCCGTCGGGCAACTGGTCCGTTCTCTCAGCCAAGGGCGACACCGGCGCTACCGGCCCCACTGGGCCCACCGGCCCGACGGGCCCGACCGGGGCCACCGGAACTGCAGGTGCGACCGGAGCGACCGGACCGACCGGCGCCACTGGCAGCACCGGAGCGACGGGTCCGACCGGTCCCCAGGGGATCCAGGGCGACCCTGGCGCGACCGGCGCCACGGGCCCGACCGGCCCGACGGGGGCCACCGGGGCGACAGGGCCTGCCGGTGTGGTGGCGGCCACGGCGCCGGCCACCTACGACTCGGGTACGCAGACCATCGGTGTCGCCCTCGGCACCAGCGGGACGACCGCCGCGGCCGGGAACGACAGCCGCCTGTCTGACACCCGAACCCCCACGGCCGGTTCGGTCGTTGATGCCTCGGTGTCCGCCAGCGCAGCCATCGCCAAGAGCAAGCTGGCCGCCCTCGCCATCGTTGACGCCGACGTGTCGGCCATCTCCGAATCGAAGATCACCAACCTCGTCTCCGACCTGGCAGCCAAGGAACCGGCGGCCACCGCCCACCACGCCCGTCACGAACCTGGTGGCGGCGATGCCATGGCGGTCGACGCTGCGGCGGCCACCGGTAGCCTCCGCACGCTGGGGACGGGGGCGACTCAGGCCGCGGTCGGTTCGCACGGACACTCAGGCACTTACGAGCCGGCTGGGACGGTCGCCACCCACGCCGCCGCCGCCGATCCCCACACTGGCTACGTCCAGGAATCGTTGATCGACGCGGCAGGCGACCTGTACGTCGGGACGGCCAACGACACCCCCGGACGGCTGGCGATGGGTTCGGCGCTCCAGGTGCTGCGCGTCAATGCCGGGGCGACCGCTCTGGAGTACGCCACCCCAGCCAGCGCCGGTGACATGACCTTCGCCCGCTTCGCTTTCCGATGAGGAGTTGACGTGGCAACCGCACCCGCATTTGCTTCCACCCCCAGGGCTGCCTCAGCTCTCCTCGGCGCGGTCGAAACCGACCTTCAGGTCCCGACGACCACCTCGACGGTGTTCACCGCCGGGGCGTCCGGGTCGAAGGTGGAGGAAATCGTCGTCCAAGCCAGCAAAGGTGGCACGTCCCTGGTGGCCACCACGGTCGCTGGGCTCGTCTACATCTTCCTCCACGACGGGACCACCTACCACCTTTTCGACACCATGACCGTTACGGCCGTGACCGCCTCGGCGACCGTCCCCGGCATCCGGCTCTCCAACCGCTACGCCAACCTGTTCCTCCCCACTGGCTGGTCGGTTCGCATGTCGCAGTCCCACACGACGAACGCCTCGATCCTGAAGGCCACCGTCCTGGGAGCCGACCTGTAATGCCGAACCTGGGCGTGATGAACGGGATCGGTCGTCAGCCGCAGAACCTTGTGGACGAGGCGGGCAACATCCTTGCTGGGGAGATGGCGGTTGCTACGGGGAAGAACTCAATTGCCGAAGGGACAGGGGCGCAAGCAACGGCAGCCGACGGTCTCGCTCTGGGGCGAGGCGCTCTGGCCAGTTTCACCCAGGCCATCACCATCGGTGCCAATGCCCGGGCAACCACTGGTGTTGGAGCCATAGCCATAGGTGGCGGCATCAGCACCACCGCCGCACCGTTCGCTAGCGCTCAGGGTGCTATCGCCATCGGGGCGAGCAATTCGACGACGGTTGCCGGTGCGAGAGCATCGGGGGCAGCGGCTGTCGCCATCGGTTCGGGAGTTGGGGCAGGAGCGGGGGCGACCGCGTCTCAATCGTCTATTGCCATAGGCGCTCTTGCCAGTGCTGTGACTCAGGGAGGTGTCGCGATCGGAGCAGGGTCGGCGGTGTCCCAAAGTGGGGCTGTGGCGATCGGCTCAGGGAACAATGGGTCCGCCGTTGAGGCCGCAGCCGTCACGCAAACGAACGGTATTGCCATCGGCGGAGGAAGCGGCGGAGTTGCTGGACCGAAGGTCACGGCAGCGAACGGTGTTGCCATCGGAGGTAGCGACGGGACCCTGGCTGGGCCCAGCGCCGCGCACTCGAACGCCATCGCCCTTGGGGTCGGCGTAGCCACGACAACGACCAATCAAGTGAACATCGGGGCCAGCCGTCTCCACCTCGGCGGCCCGGCCACCGCCCCGGCCGACGCCGATCTGATCGCCTCGCAAATCTCGTTCTACCTGGACGAGGCGGGCAACAACCTCAAGGTGAAGGTCAAGTACGCCGCCGGCACGGTGAAGATCGGGACGGTGGCGGTCGTATGACCAAAGACCAGGCGCTGGCCATGCTCAAGCTCATCGCCGACCTGTATCAGATCGTTCAGGCTCCCGATCCCGAACCGGCCCCTGAGCCGGTGCGTAACGGGCATGTGCCGAGCCCGGTGAAGGTGCCGTGACCCCGCACAGTTCGCCGGATCAAACTCGAATATCGGGCGGTACGGTGGGGGTGCTCCCCGCCCCGGCCAACGGGTCACGCATGGCCCTCTCCTCCGGGGTGGGGAGCGCGCCGTGAGCATCCCGGGCCGGCTTCTCCCCATCACCGTCTCTTGGATCCACCCCGGGACGACTGCCGACGACTACGGCAACACGGCCCGCGACTGGTCCGACGGTGCGGCCACCACCGCGCCGCTTCAGGTGATGATCGAACAGCGCCGCGCCATCGAACAGCTCGACGGCCGCGACGCCACCGTCACCACCCTCGTCCTGTTCACCAATGAACTCGGCGTCGAAGCGACAGACCGGTTCGTGTGGGACGGGCGCACCTACGAAGCCGACGGGGACCCGTGGGTCGTCTACGCCCCCGACGGGCCACACCACAGCGAGGTGTCGATCGTGAGAGTCGAGGGCTGATGGCCAACGTCACCGTCAAGATCAACCGGCAGGCGATCCGCCAGATCCTCCGCTCCGACCGGGTCCTCGCCGACCTCACCCGCCGGGCCGATGCCGTCGCGGCCGCGACCTCGACGGGGGACCTGACCTACGAGGTCCGCTCCGACATCGGCCGGGCCCGGGCCCGGGCCGCGGTGATCGCCTCAGGCGCCCGCACCAACGCCCACGAACACGCCCACCACGACCTGGCCCGCACCATCGACCACGCCCGCAGATGACCGCCATCCCGGTCGTCGTTTTCCCCGACATCCAAATGGTGGTCGTCGACTACCTGACCGACATGCTCGCCGACCGCACCGAGCATTACGTGTTCGGCGTGAAGGTCGGAACGGTCGTGGAACGGCCCCGCCTCCCCGTCTTCGTCACCGTCGAACGGGCCGGCGGGGTCCGCACCCTCCCGTCCGTCGACAACCCGAGGGTCGAGATCCAGGTGTGGCACGGCACCGACCGTGACGCCCAACTCCTCGCCCTCCTCGTCCGAGCTCTCCTCCACGCCATGCCCGGCGTCGTCGAAACCTCCGACGGCCCCGTCACCGTCACCAGGGTCGCCGATTTCGCCGGGCCGTTCCGCAGCCCGGATCCTCTATCCGACAATCCCCGTGTCCGTCTCACCGTCGAAGTCGGCGTCCACCCGGTCGCCGACATCCCCGCCAGCTAACACCACCACCAGCGAGAGAGGTCCATTCATGGATGCCACCAATGTCGATGTTGCCATCACCGGCGCGATCTACCGGGCCCCGATCGGCACCACCGTCCCCGCTTCGCCGACCGCCACCCTCGATTACCACTGGGAAGACCTCGGGTTCATCGGCGACGGTGGTCTCACTGAAGCCCCCAATGACACCACGAAGGAGAT